GCGTCGCGGGGGGGGGGGGGGGTGGGGGTGGGGAGGCTCATGCCTATATATCGGCAGGTTGGTTACGGTAGTTCACTTTGGTTTATCCACAAGTTGTGGATAACTTTGGCTGAACTAATCTGATGACCGAACCGATACTTGGATATGACAGCCCCCACACGCACAGCCCACGCGCGCTTCACGCTCGCATCCGCCCTCTTCCGCCTTGCCATGCGCATCTGCCCGTCGTCCTTCTTCAACCGCTTCTGCGAGGAGACAATAGACCTCACGGAGTGGCACGGCTACGAGCAACGCATTGATTACGGCTATTGGACTGCTGACGGCACGCAACGGAAGTCGGATTGGTAGTCCTTTCCCCCACCGACTTTCGGTAGGGGTGGGGTGAGGGGCAGCCCCGGGTATTCGGTACTTGCTTCTCATTCGAGGGGGAGATAGGGTACGGACATGAAACATCAGCCGCTTCTCAATGGACTTGTCTACCTTGTTCGCATCGCTCCTGTGCGGGACTCTGGCGTTCTGGGGACTCTGGAGGAAAAGGACACGGGTGAAGTTATATTTGAATCCGTATTCCCTTCTTATAAAGATGCGTACTGGGCGTTGATGGAAATGGATGGCAATGAGTTCCTTGGTTCTCTTGCTAGTCGCCCCCTCTCTGTGTAACTGCTCTATGCCGGCGAGCCCCGTTCTTTCCATTGAGGAAGAAATGGTTCGCCTTCTATCGTAAGGATGGAGTGGAGATGCCAGCACTTATCCTTTCTGATGCTGGTTCCATCCTCCCTCCCTCTCAGCATCTAGCCGTCTGATTTCCGCGTCTAGATGTATGTGCTTTTTGTAGTCAGCACGAGGGGGAGGGCGAATCTCCGATTTGCAAGTTGCTTTCCGCCACCGTCATTTGTTGAGGCTAAATTTACGGGGCTCCTTGCCCTTGTACCTATAAGCGTCACATCTATATCATTTTGATATGTTCGTGCCTTCGTGGAAATGTAGAGTCTACTTCTAGGCTGTGGATAAACTTAACTGAACTATTGTAATCCTTATACCGATACTGGGTTATGGAACTCATCAAGAAACACAAACTGTTCGTAGCCATTCTGTTGGGGCTGTTTTTGCCGACCAGCCAGATTATTTTCGGAGTGCTTGGCTTTGCCTTGGGCTTCGTGAACTGGGGCGTGGCTTTCCTCGTCGGGTTGGTGTTCCTCGTGCGATGGGCGTACCCACGGGTGCGAGAGTTTGCCGAGGATAGTTGACGGTCTGCGTAGGCGGGGCTAGGATGTGCGGTATGACGAAATACGATGAGCCTAAAGGTGAGGTTGCGAGCACCCTCTCCTTAGTTGATGACATCGTCGTTGCAGAGTTCCCTTACAACTCCGATTTGGTTGCTGAAATTAAGTGCATCCCTTCAGCCAGATGGGACAAGGTTGCCAAAGTGTGGCGCGCCCCAATGGTAAGTATCAGGCAAATGCGGGACTTCGCAATCAAGTACGACTTCGTCATCTCAAACGAAATCTTGGCTTTTGATATTCCTGACCACAAAAATCCTGGGGATGGGCTTTCTATCAGGGGCAAGTATGTCTACCTCTCCTTCAAGTACGACCCTGTCATGGTGCGCTCAGTTAAACAAATTGAGGGAATCACTTGGGACTCTAAGACCAAGGCGTGGAAAGCCCCGATGACAGCGATTGAGACTGTTGTGAAGTGGGCAACAACCTTTAAGCAGAATGTCCCCGATGAAGTTCGTGCTGAGGCAGAGCGAATTAGTGCGAGTCAAAGCGAGCGACGAAGTGCTAGTCGTGAGGTTGATGCGGAGATAGATATCCCGGGACTCCACGGAACGTTACTCCCATATCAAAGGGCTGGAGTTGCATATGCCTCTGCGGTAAAGAGGACATTCATTGCAGACGAGATGGGCTTAGGTAAGACCCTGCAAGCAATTGCAACACTAGAAAACCTTCACTTGCAACGAGAAGATGGCGAAGCCAGTCCCGCCTATCCAGCAGTAGTTGTATGTCCTACGACTCTTGTACTCAACTGGAAGAACGAATACAACCGATGGCTACCTGAAAAAATCGTTGAGGTTGTAAAGAACCGTAAAGAGATACCCATGTTCGGCACATACGATGTTCTCGTCGTTGGCTACTCCAATATAACCGCATGGGAAAACCAGTTAATGAATCACAATGCTTATGTGTTTGATGAATCGCACTATTGCAAGTCAACGGATGCGCAACGCACGAAGTCGGCAAAGAAGATGACCAAGTCAAACAAGAATGCAGTAGTTCTCTGCTTGACGGGAACCCCAGTAACTAATAGACCAGCAGAATATGCTTCGCAACTAGACATCCTTGGGCAACTTGATGCCTTCGGTGGACTGTGGGGCTTCTATCGTCGCTATTGCAGTGCATACAAAGACAAATGGGGTCAATGGCATCTTGAGGGTCATTCTAACTTAGAAGAACTCAATGACAAACTGCGAGCAAACTGCTATATCAGAAGAACTAAAGACCAAGTAATGAAAGAGTTACCACCAGTCATTCATAACCCTGTTGTCGTAGAGGGCTTGCCTGCCGTGATGAAGGAATACACAAAGGCGAAAGATGACATCGTTGCCTATCTAGTGGAACGAGCCAAGCAGATAGCCAAAGAGATGGGTCTCCCAGTCGGGGCTGCCGCAGTATCGGCACGCTTAAGGGCTGAATCAAATGAGCATCTCGTCAAAGTGAGTGTCTTACGTAAAATTGCGGCTAAAGCAAAGATGCCAGCAGTTGAAGAGTGGATTGACGCTCGTGTACAAGACGGAAAGAAAGTAGTTGTCGCGGCTCACCACAGAGAAATCGTAGACATGCTTGCGAATAAGTATGGCGGTCTAAAGATTCAAGGTGGGATGTCCATTGAAGATATTGAAGAGGCTAAGTGGAAGTTTCAGAACATGACTTGTGAGGAAGCCCCGGTTATTGTTCTATCAATCCAAGCGGCTAAAACTGGACACACCCTTACAGCGGCTCAAGATGTTCTCTTTGTAGAGTTTCCTTGGACTCCAGCAGACATTGACCAGACATACTCACGCTGTCACCGACTTGGACAGAAGGGTTCCGTTACATCCACCTACATGATGACTACAGGGACAATAGACGAGGACATTTACTCACTCATTGACAAGAAGAGGGCTGTGGTCAACAGGGCTGTAGAAGGCGACATTATCTTTGACGAAGACAACGCCAGTAGCATCCTAATGAAATTTCTAAATTTATAGCGGTAATGGGTTGCAGGAAGAAAAGTAACTGAGTAACATAAAAGAAGGACAAAGCCCCCTAGTCCAAAGCGTTGAGCCTCACTTGCCCCCAAGTGGGGCTCCGCTATTTCTAGGGCTTCTTAATGTTTGACTTGTAATCTTCCCAAGTAACTTCTTTGGGGATGTTGCCATTCTTCACATCATCACACGAGTAGTAAGCAACATTGGATGATGCCAATACTCTGCAGTCTGCACATTCAATAACTTCACCCATATCCTTAACTCCGAAACGAATTGATAAATCAACATTGCGCCAACGATGTGACTCGGTGTTTTTCTTTATCTGCTCGGCAGTTCCTTCAAACGGGGGGGTGACTTTAATAATCTGCTCCCAGAAACGAGACATCAGTTCTCGCCTTCCTCTTTTTCTAACTCAGCGAGTTCCATTTCATCATCCATGATTTCGTCAATGATGAGTCCCGCGTACTTCTTGCGGAGTCGCCAAATCTTTTTGTTGAGTTCTAGGAGTTGTTGTGAATTGCGAGCCTTGTCAACAATTTCTTCATCGTAGTGTAGGTACTTGGCAAAAAGTGCGTTGTTGAAATCTGATTGCTCAAAGATGATGTCGGAAATCCAACCAGCACGGCGGTCAATCTGCATCATTAATTCACACAGACCTTCGTGACCAAACTCCTCAAAGATACGACCAACGATAATTTTACAGAGATGTCCCCTGTAGAGGAGTTCTGAGTCCCGATTCTGAGTTAGGAATTCCCCAAGGAAATTAACCAAATCTGCACGGGATATCTCGTTGTCTTCATCATCGTCCATCATCGCACATCAGCCCTTCTGAGAAACGCGTGTGGTGCACACGAATCAATTGTCCCACGACCTGGACCTAGATTAGTGCAAGAATTGACGCCTGAGCCTCATGCTTCTTTTTTGTAACCCACGAGTTCGGGTCCATGGAAGACATAGCGCGTTCGTTTGGCTTGGCATCGCGATAGTGGTCAAAGTACTCCACGACCGTGTTATAGAGAGCCCAACCATTTGCGCCATAACCTCCAGCATTTTTGTCGGAAAGATAAAGACCACGAATAAGTTCGTTAATCTCTTCACGATTGTCGCGCTGACGGTCTGATTCATCTTTCTTCTTTGGGAACACCGTCTTGAGAACTTTGTCAACGGCATAGGAACCAGGAAGAATATTGATGCTCAGCAACTTCTCTGCCGTACGAGTGAATTCATCTGCCCATGCAGTCGAGAGTTCCAATACTTTTTGTGCTTCGTTGATGGCTGAGTCTTGGTTGCGAGTATGGCGTGCAGTGAAAACACGAATCGCTGAGTTCATTCCTGCCATAACAGTGTTCTTGCACACGGCGCGGATAGATGTGTTGGCGTAAGTGATAGGAGTCTTGCCATCATGTCCATTGCGAACCAGTAAATAACGTTCAATCTTGTCGTTCACGCCAGTCGGGTCAATGATTAGCCCACCCATGTCAATAGATGCGAAGAATTCACGCCCACCATTGAGGACGCCACACGTATCTACAACGGCGTCACCCTTGGTTGCTCCAACAATCTCAAGAGCCTTCAGTAGACAGTCAGAGTTCTGCTGAACGACGAAGCGTGTTCCCACTGTAGAGAGGCTGTCGTAGGTGCCGTCGTTATTAATACGCACGGTTGCTCGGCTGTCTGCAACGGTCAGCGGGACTCGGGCCCCTTCTTTGTTGGTGGTCATGATGACGTGTCCATCTAAGTCAACCGCGGCTACTTCGGTGAGGACAACGG